TTGTATTTGGAGTAACTAATGATATCATATTTTATAAAAATGGTGTTTATTGGGGTGGTGGACAAAATTATAATAGTAAATTCGCATCGGCGGGAGCAAGTATTGCTTTATTCAATATGGCTACGACAGCAAATGTATTACCGACATTTCCGTCTGGGTTTGCCATTAATCGTATAATTGATTTTGCGTCACGAACAGCATTAATATCTATGTCTACAAAACAGATTGTATGGGCAGGTCAAGCAGGTGGTAATAATTTATTTGATAGTGTTCCCACTACATATAATTCATTTGTCGATATAGTAGGAAATACCGCTTGTTTAATATGGAATACAAATAATACTATAACTGTATTCGGTTTCAATGACTATGGCGCTTTTGGAAATGGAACGACTTCAACAACAAAGTCAACTATGAATCTTCCTGTAGGTAAAACTATTGCAGCAATAGGAGCTGGTTGGAACACTAGTTATGTTATATTTACTGATGGAACTATATATGCTTGTGGTTATAATGGAAATGGAGGATTAGGCGATGGAACAACTACAAATAGGAGTTCATTGACCGCCATGAATTTATCTGGAATACCCGCGGGATTGACACCTATACAAGTGTTAGCCGGATTATATAGTTGTGCTATTGTATTTATTGATGCTTCTGGAAACAAATCGATATATAGTTGCGGAGCTAATATTACAGGAACATTTGGTAGAGGGGATACTGCAGGAGGTTCGAACACATTAGTTCCTATGGATATGTCACCTATAGCTGGACTATCTATTGTAACAATAGATTATGGGCAATATACTCTTATGATGATATGTTCAGATAGTAGCGGTAATTTATCTGTATGGGGTGTAGGGTGGAACGGGTTTGGTCAAATGGGTCTAGGTAATACGAACAACATCACCTCGTTAACTAAATTAACAACACTACCTACTGGGTTAGTACCACAGGCATTACATTGTGCGGCTTATTTTTGTGCTATTGTATTTACAGACAATTCATTATGGTTTGCTGGAAATAATACTGGATTTTATGGAATCGGTGCCAGCGTTTTATATATAAATTATACATCGTGGACAAATTTGGTGCCCGCATCAGCTTATCCTATATTATTATCTGATCAATTTACTGCTCCCCGACCTGCTGCACCAACTAGTCTGGTGGCCTCAGCAACTGGCATATCGGGATCAATATCGGTGTCCTTTTCTTCTACCGCATCAAATATTACTAATTATACGTATTCTACAGATGGTATAAACTATACTGCGTTTAGTCCAGCGCAAACTACTAGCCCTGTAACTATTTCTGGTCTGACTAACGGCACTGCGTATACGTTTTATTTGAAAGCAGTTACTATGACGGGAATGTCGCTGGCATCTTCGGCGTCCGGGTCTACTACACCTGTCATCGGCCCCAACGCTCCTACCGGTCTAGTTGCCTCAGCGGCTGGTGTATCAGGCACAATATCGGTGTCTTTTTCTTCTACCTCGTTAAATATTATTAATTATATGTATTCTACAAATGGCTCGAGTTTTACATCGCTTAGTCCAGCGCAAACTGCTAGCCCAGTAACCATTTCTGGTCTCACTAATGGCACTTCGTATACATTATATTTGAAAGCAGTAAATTCGTCTGGTTCGTCGGTCGCATCCGCTGCGTCTGGATCAGTTACGCCATACACGAATCCTGCTGCGCCTACCAGTTTAGTCGCATCAGCAGCTGGCGTATCTGGAACAATATCTCTTGCTTTTAGTGCTGGCTCAAACAATGGTTCGGCAATTTCAAATTACAAGTATTCTACTGACGGCACAAACTTTACTACGTTCAGTCCAGCGCAAACAGCTAGCCCAGTAACTATTTCTGGTCTAACTAATGGAACTTCATACACATTATATTTGAAAGCAGTGAATTCAGCTGGCGAATCGGTAGCATCGGCAGCAGCGTCTGGCGCCGTTACACCTTACACGAATCCTGACGCTCCTACTAATCTAGTCGCATCAGCAGCTGGCGTATCAGGAACAATATCTCTTGCTTTTAGTGCTGGCTCGAACAATGGCTCCGCAATTTCAAATTACAAGTATTCTACCGACGGCACAAACTTTACTACGTTCAGTCCAGCGCAAACTGCTAGCCCAGTAACTATTTCTGGCTTGACTAACGGCACTTCATATACACTATATTTGAAAGCAGTAAATTCAGCTGGTGAATCAGTAGCATCGGCAGCAGCGTCTGGCGCAGTTACACCTTACACGAATCCTGCCGGTCCTACCAGTCTAGTTGTCTCTGCTACTGGCGTATCTGGAACATTATCTGTCGCTTTTACTTCTGGCTCGAACAATGGCTCCGCAATTTCAAATTACATGTATTCTACTGATGGCACAAACTTTACTACGTTCAGTCCAGCGCAAACTGCTAGCCCAGTAACTATTTCTGGCCTGACTAATGGCACTTCATATACATTGTATTTGAAAGCAGTGAATTCAGCTGGTGAATCATCAGCATCAGCAGCATCTGGGTCGGTTAGTCCATACACGAATCCTGACGCTCCTACTAATCTAGTCGCCTCCGCGGCTGGCGTATCTGGAACAATATCTCTTGCTTTTAGTGCTGGCTCGAGCAATGGATCAGCAATTTCAAATTACAAGTATTCTACCGACGGCACAAACTTTACTACGTTCAGTCCAGCGCAAACAGCTAGCCCAGTAACTATTTCTGGCTTGACTAATGGCACTTCATATACACTATATTTGAAAGCAGCGAATTTGGCTGGTGTGTCATCTGCATCAGCGGCATCGGGACCAATTACGCCATATATTACTCCTAGCGCACCCGTTCTTTCTAGTGCTGGTGGTATTGTGATTGAGGTTAATGCGGGAACAAGTGGGTCGAATATAATGAATTATCAATGGTCTACCGATAATTCTATTTGGACATCGATGAGCCCTGCGCAAATTACAACACCATTTACTTTTATTCCACCCGGATTATCAATTGGACCGAATACTATTTATATTAGAGCTATAAACATAGGTAACGGCGTCTCATCTAGTATTTCTGTTAGTGTTCCTTTACCATCTTATACCGAACCTAATGCGACAATAAGTGGTTCGATTAATGCGGGTGCGCTAAGTTCTAATGTAACAACAGTTGCTGCGAGTTCTGATACAACATTAAGCGTTGGAGCATTAGCAAATACACAAGTGCGAACAGTTAATTTAAGCGCTGCTACTAATATAACTTCTATTCCGGCAAATACATTTGCTGGATGCACCTCGTTGAAACAAGTTACTTTACCTGAATCAGTGACTACTATTGATGCGAATGCGTTTTCAGGATGTACCTCATTGACGCAAGTTACCTTACCAGCATCAGTAACTAGTATTAGCGCGGGGGCATTTATTGGATGTTCATCATTAGTTACTCTTGTTATTCCAGCATCAGTAACTATTATTGGTGCGAATGCTTTGTCTGGGACAGCAATTACATCAATTACTTTAGGTAACGGAGTTACTATTAGTTCATATGCTTTTGCGAATTGTATCTCCATGGTTACAGCTACGATTTAGAGTAAAAAAAATTGAAATATTTTTATCGTAAAAAGGAAAGAGAAAAGATAAAGACAATATGCCGCTCATTACGAACAAAAACGGAAAAATTATGCCGAATAAACCGGCACCTGCTCCTGTGGCACCCTCACCTCCTCTACAATCTAATTGGGTTCAACATACCAAGGATTTCTCTCAGAAAAACAATGTTACATTTGGCGCAGCATTATCTAATACGAATAATCGTTGTCAATATTATGATACAATGATTGATAGGACAAAATATAATCGTGGACCGAATATGGTCCAAGCGGACCATCCTGCGATGCATAGTTTCATTCCCAATTTGACTCCTCAAGATAAAAAAATTAAAGATGAGATTTTAGTTCAGACTAAACGGCACATGGCAGGTAAGAAAGTAAATTTAAAGTAGTGATGTTTTCCCTCTTTTGTTCTTTTGTTCTTTATGTAAAAAAAATTTAATTAAATATTTTTTACAAGCAATCAAAACAAAACAATATTTTTAGTTGGTATTTTTTATTTTTTATCGATGTCTTCTTCTTCGTCTTCTTCTTCTTCGTCTTCTTCGTCTTCTTCTTCTTCTTCTTCTTCTTCCTCGTCTTCTTCTTCATCATCCTCATCTTCCTCGTCTTCCTCATCATCCTCTTCTTCTTCTTCTTCTTCTTCTTCTTCTTCTTCTTCCTTATCCTTCTTCCCGTTAATTATTTCTTGAATTTCTTTTTCAAGTTCTTTTACCGGCAAGTTTAGAGTTGTTTCATCCAACTTCCCATATTCTGTAAATGGATATTTTTTTCTATTTTTGAATAATTCAGTCAATTGTCTTTTTATATCTTTTTCTTCGTTTTCTACGTCACACACACATACGCGCTCATGATGCATCAAAACCCAACCTAGTTTCCATTGTAAATGAGCAATGCTCTTTTCTATAATATTGGCCTCTTCCATTTTTTCTGCCACGCACATTTTTGTATATTCTAACATATCTTGCTTCACTATAAGCTTTTCTTGATGCCTGCGTTTCGGTGTGTTTATCTCGTTTTTTACTCGTAAATATTCATTATGTTCAGATTCTCCTTCTCTTTTTTTACTAATTTCTATTTTTTTGCGAGTATCTATTTCTAATTGACTCATAAAATACAATTTCATTGAATCGGGAAACAATTCAAACATACCTATTTCAACCCATTTTATTCCGGCGAGATAGGTTTGACTCGCACTATTTGGATGTGTATCATCCTCTTCTGTGCCTATATCAGCAAATCCAGAACCCCCTCGTAGTCCATTATACTTACTCGCACAATCGCGACAATATCCTATAAAAACACCATTCCATGACCCATAATAGTCACAATTGTGACATTCTTTTGGTCCTGTATCAGACAAATGATATGTTGCCCATTTGTAAGGAAAAGTTCCTGTATAAAATTTGCCGTCATATGAATAATAATTATTTTTCTTACCACAAATAGTAATTTCCATGTTAGCCATTCTTAATTGATAGAGTTATCGTTCTTTCTTTGGTTGAAAAGTATTTCAATTTTTTTTGTTTTATTTTTTAACACCTAATTTTTAGGTAGTCTGTTTTACGGCCAAAAATAAAAAAACTGAAACTATTTTTCTCTCTTTGAATAAAAACAACTACTGAAAAAGTATCAAATTCTAAAGAATGACGACCATCACTACTACTAAACCCCGCGCATATTATACGCAAGCAGCCCCCAAAATCCCTCATGAGTATTTTATGACTACGAAGGATTTGACGGAAGAAGGTAAGAAAGATAATAATATATGTGTTCAATATAAAATTTTGCCAGAGGAGATATTAAACATGGAGATTTCACAAGAGCCATGTCATTTGGATTTTCGTTGGTTTTACGAGTTACACACGGAAGAGAATGTGCGACGTCTGATCGGGAAGATTCCGTCGATGGGTGAATTGTCTGATTGGCTTCCCTTGTTAATTATGAGTCTTGACAAGGGGAAAGCTGATGGTGAAGAAGAAGGGGAAAAAATCATTTTGAAGGGCGCGTTTTTCAATCAAAATACGCGCGTTGTTGCGTTCCAAACATCGTATAGCCCAGGGTGTGATTGCGAATCGAAAGTTTATCCGATCAAGTGTCACGAGGAAGGATGGACGAGCCAAACACGACGTATGTGTGCGCCAATTACGTTCTGGAGAGAGCTCCAAGCACAAGTTTATTTGATGATGGGTTAGATTATAGTGTTGTTGTTGTTGGTTGTTGTTGTTGTTGTTTGTTTCTTGTTGTTGTTGTTGTTGTTGTTGTTGTTTGTTTCTGGTTTCTTGTTTTGTTGTTTTGTTGTTTTGTTCTTGATATTGTAGTAATGCTTAATTAAATGTGTTGTTATTTTTTTTTGTTTTCACATTTTGATAGTCAAAACAAAAAAAATTGAAATACTTTTTATTTGTATATCCCAAGTCACATACAAAGATATAGAGTTTATCCAATTAAAATGGCAGCGTATAGTAATCAACTTTTTGAGCAATTAGGCATAACAGGCAGGATAATAGAGTTGGGTAAACGATTCAATGAAATCGATAAAATGGCAGCAGAAGATGTGAATGTATTGATAGAAGAAGAAGCGGTCGATGATACTGCTGATGTCGATATAAGTGAGTTAACAGAAGAATCAGTGATTGAAGATAGTGACGATGAATATTATTATGAAATGAATACTGATGGTATATATGATAACGACTATTATTATGCTGAGCAAGAAGTTAGTCGTCTTGAATTTGTTCAAGATAAATACGCCGAGTTTGCGCGAGAGTTTGGATATGAAAGTGATTGAATTGATTTGTTTTGCTTATGTTTTATGTTTTGCTTATGTTTTATGTTTTGCTTATGTTTTATGTTTTGCTAATGATGTAAATTGTATTAATTAATCTTTATAACCCCAAGAAAATCCTGCGGATTTTCTCGAGGGTTACTCTTTTTTATTCGAGACCATACCTGGTCTCGAATAAAAATAATGTCATACCTAACGCAACGGGAAATGACACATGTGTCATTTCCAGTAGCTTGTAGGTTAAAGTTATTTTTTTCTTCTAGTTTTTTTACCAATTGATGTTGCTATACGTTTTTTTGATTGTTTTGATTGTACTACTGCTGCTGGTTTACGATAAGCATACAATTTCTCTTCACTATAAAATCGTGTAGTTTTATCCAATGTTCTTCGTTTTTTCATTCTCCAAACTACTTTAAAATCACTCGGTGCGGATTCTTCCGAAATAAACACGCAATTATCCTTACTCCATTTTCGCATTGTTTCCCAAAATAATTCGTTATCAAAATCGCCCGTAGCAACATATCCTTCTGTCGATTTATAAGGCGGGTCACAATATATTATCATGTTATGCGGTTTGAAATCAGAATAAGATTTATTATAAAAATGAATATTGTTTCCGACTATATGCGGTTTTATTTTTTCAATGGATCTTTTGAATTCATTTAAGAAATTACGACCGCTATTCCCAGACCATTTTTGTGCGTATCCAGCAAAATATTTACCTCCAAAACTAAGACCGAACCCCGCAACAGCTTTTAAAGCATTAGGTGAAGGAGCAGTTTTTAATTTGTTATATGTTTCTTCGCTAATATTTTTCGGAATATGAAGTGTGTTATTTTGTATTTTTTTCCACATTTCTATTAAATCCGGTTGTTTGTCAGAAGCAATATATTTTTTATAACCTTTCGACGTCATGTTTTTGAAAACGCCTAATGAACCGCAGAAAGGTTCTAAATAGCCATCAACGCTATCAGGTGGACATATTTTAGTAATATATTCCGCAATTAATCTTCCTATTTTGTGTTTACCTCCGAGGTATTTCATATTAATATATGCTTCGATATTAAAATAAAAATTGATATGATTTTTGTAATTTGAACAAAAGAACAAAAGAACAAAAGAACAATGTCTGAATTTGAGGAAAGTGAGGGATTTGTTTATTGCTTGACAAATGAATCTATGCCTGGACTCGTTAAAGTTGGCGAGACGCATACCGAAGGAATAACACCTGAAGACAGAGCCAGTCAATTGTATAAAACGGGCGTGCCATTACCTTTCAAGGTAGAATTCGCAAAAAAGGTAAAAAATCCAAGACAAAAAGAAAATATTCTTCATAAACTTCTTGAAAAATATACTAGTAGGCCTAATGGAAGTAGAGAATTCTTTAGCACAACACCAGACGAGGTGCGTTTGTTCTTTGATTTGATTGATGGAGAAATGTGGGCAGGTGGTGATGAAACAAGCAAAACATACAATATTGAAAAAATATTGGAACATAGAGGAGGAGGAGGTGTAAAACTGAATAGATTACGCGAGGCAGAATTTTTAGTAAGATGGGAAGGCGGAGTTAGAACATGGGAACCTTATAGTGGTGTAAAAAATGTGATATTTGTTATTGATTATATAGAAAAATATAGAGAGAAAATTCAAAAATTAAAAATTAAAAAAAGAAAATTCGGTGGAGATAATTATTGATTTATTGAGATTTTTGTGTAATTGTTTTTGTAATAACTAACTAACTTTTTTTTAGTAAATTGAAAATTAGCTGAGAAAATAAAAAACTGAAAGGGATTTTTCCTTATTTTTTGTATGTATCGCAATAGCGTCATCAAAATTTCAAATTTATCTTATAACAATGGGGGCATCAATTTCTGTAAAGACACATAGTGATTTAGAAAGAATGGCTATACGTCAGCAAAAAACCGAAGCCAGGTTAGCTGAAAAATTGGAGAAAGCCGAAGCCAGGCTAGCTCTAAAACGTGAAAAAGCAGAGGCCAAACTCGCTCTACGCAATGCTCACCGCGAGGAGGTTAAGCAAAGAAGAGAAGAAGCGAAAGCAGAGGCGAAAGCAGAGGCGAAACAAAGAAAGTTGGAAGAAAAGCGACTAAAGGATGAGGTAAGGAATGAAGAACTCGCTCAACAACGAATCGAAAAAAAACAGAAAAAAGAAGAGGAGAAACGAGAGAAAGAACTCGCTGCCGCCAAATCGAAGTTAAATAAAGAATTAGCAAAGGCAATCAAGGATGCCGATAAAAAGGTACAGAAGGCTAGAAAAATAGTTAGCAAAGAGATTTCGGCAGTTGAGAAAGAGATGGTGTTGAAAGTCATGGCTCTTGTAGGTAAGTATTTAATGACACAGCATCCGAATGGATTCGGCATTGCGACTTTTACTGCGGCAGTCTTGGACCATTACGGCGACAAAAATTTATGGACTGGTGAACTGAACCAGAACGGATATAAGCATACGCATGCTAGCATTCGTTCTCTCGTTTACGAGTGTTCGCCATCCTCGGCACAGCATTGGTTCAAATACGGGATTCAAAGAGGTGCTGGTGACATCGCGCCTTGGTATTTCGTGAATCGAAAGCTTGCTGAATTAAATAATGAATACGAATGGAAAGTGACCGAAGAAGGAAAACGCAATGGACGTGGCGGTAATGGAGGTAAATGGGTTTTCGTTTCTGATTTGTTTGACAAAAAAGAAGATTGGCCTGTTGAACTTTATGGGCCTATTCCTACAGAAGAGCAGTTGACTCAAGCCGCGACTGGAAGATTAGTCGGGATGAGAGGTGGTGGTGGGGGTGGTGGTATTGTTGTTATTGATTGATTTGTTTTGCTTATGTTTTGCTTATGTTTTATGTTTTGCTTATGTTTTATGTTTTGCTTATGTTTTATGTTTTGCTTATGTTTTATTGTTTTGCTTATGTTTTGCTTATGTTTTGCTTGTTTTGATTTGTTGTAATTATTTAAATAAAGAAAGAGAGAAAACTCTTTTTTCTTTTCACACGAGACAAACCCCAAAAAAAATTGATTTGTTTTTTAATAAGTATTACAAAATCAACTATAGAAAGAAACTATCAAATTAGAAGAATGTTATCGTCCACTAGAATGATAAGTATTAGAGAGAAAAATAAACAATTATTGGCTAGCCATATCATTTGGATGGCAAGCCATAAACAAATGGCGAGTTTATGTCCGTGCGCAGAAGACAAACGTTTTGAATATGATGACGACCAGTATTTCAGTTCATTTCATGAGGTGGTTTGTATTCTCAAAACTATGAATGAAGATGAACGGAAACCTATTTTGTCGGAAATATTCGAAGAAATAAGTGAGGCAACTCCTTACATGGAGAGTTGGTATGATTCAGTGAAAGCCGACCATTTCGAAGCGAATGACGATTCTGGCGAATCGTGGCCATTTTGGCCTGTAGAATTTATGTATATAGCTAGTTTAGATGTTCTAATGAAAAATAAAGAGTTTGCTAAGGATTTTTACAAGAGTGACCCGTTGTGCTATCTTGGTCGATGTCCTTGTAAATTATGCGGGCAAAGATGGAATTTAGAGAAAAAAGAAAGAGGTAGGTCACGCGTGATTTGTGCTGAACCGATATTCATGAATGGGAAAAAATATTTGAAATCGCGAACCAACGAGATATATGATGCGTTTACATATGAAATTATAGGGTTTAATGAGTTGGTAATGTAAAAGTTTTGATAAAAAAATTATGAGAAATTTATTTTGAAATGTTTTGTTTTCATTTGTTGTTGTTGTTGTTGTTGTTTTTGACGCTGTTGTTGTTGTTGTATTTTGTCTTTCATTATTTGTAATTGTTTATTATATATTATGTAATTTTGTTTTATTTTTTCATAATTATCTAGTTCTAGTTGAGATTTGTTTGGAACTTTTTTAGTAAAATTTAAAATTTTAAAATCATTCTCATAATAATTATTTATTAATTCAATACTATCATTATTCAAATATTTATCGTAATTTTGTTTAGAAAAACTATTTGTATTATTATTTTGCGTTATATTAAAATCTGTATAACCTAAATTAATCATGTCATTTGTTAATGTTTCTGTATGTAAAATGGTAATATTATTAATTAAATTATTACTTTCATCTGTAATAAAATAAGATTGAGGAAGTTTATGATTATCATAAATGTCGTCGCTATTTAAATATTCTTGAATTTTATTAAATACCTCTGATGTTGTGCTTGTGTCTCGAATTTTATTAAAATAAAATAAGTCACTAATCATTCTATCATATGGATTTCTAATTATTGTTATAATTTTTAAAGAGTTATTTAAAAAATCTATTCCAAGTATTTCTTTATTATTAAATATAGTGTTATATGACATATGTTGTAGTGTATAATTAATATTCATCGGTATTGGTTTTTCACCATGTAAAGAGTTACTATTTAATTCAATATTATATTTATTTTTAAAATAATTTTCTAAACTTGTTCCTCCAGTTTTTGGAATGTGTATAAATAACAAATTAATTTCATTATTTTTAAAATATGGCATATATATATATAATATATAATAATATAATCAATCAAAAATAAGTAGATCTGTTGTTTTATTTGAATTGTTTGTTGCTGTTTTTGTCAATTGTAACGTTAAAAAATCTATAGTCATATTTCTATTGACTACATCTTTTTCTAATTTAGCAATGACCATTTTTTGATTATGGATAGTTTCTCTCAATTTTTCATTTTCGACATAATAATTCGCTTTATTCAAATTCAAATCGGCTAGCCATTTTTGATGAGATTTTGTTTTGATATGTGATGAAAAAACTGAGGGAGTTTCATAGACTTTATCTTTTCTACAACCACAAGGACATCGTAATCCCAATTTCATATTCGCATTTGAAGGTATTTTGTCTATATAATTGCCGTGTTCGTCTATACTTGGACTATATATATCTGGTTCTATTATCAAATCCATAAATAGGGGTGGAGGGTATATATGTCTTTATATTTATATTTTTATATGTTTATATTTTATATAATGAATGGATCGTTTTTATGTAAATATAAAGATATATTAGGTGTTCCTGGACAAGGAATACATTCTTACCGATTGTTTGGAGTATCGATAATGGATTTTATAATGACTATTATTGGAGCTTATTTTTTAGCACGTTGGTTCAGATGGCCTTTTTTAAGGACGTTTATTTATTTCTTTATTTTGGGCGAATTTTTACACTATATTTTTTGTGTTCCTAGTACTATTATTGAATGGTTGCGCAATGTATTTTGAGTTGTTAACCTACAAGCTACTGGAAATGACACATGTTTCATTTCCCGTTGCGTTAGGTATGACATTATTTTTATTCGAGACCAGGTATGGTATGGTCTCGAATAAAAACGAGTAACCTTCGAGAAAATCCTGCGGATTTTCTTGGGGTTATAAAGATTAATTTTCTGTTTTTTTGTTTTGTTGTCCGATACACCATGCCAAAAACACGTATATTAGTTTTATAACTAGAGTAATATTTATGTAATTATTTGTATTATCATTACATAAATTTTTATCAAAATAAGCCCAATACATAACTGCGCCAACTATATTCCACGCGGTCAACATACATTTACTGATAGTTCCAATCGCATTTAATATTCCAAATTCCACACCAGTTTCATCTATTTGTGTAATTAAATTAAAAGCTAATAAGGTTATACAAAGCATAAACAAATTATAGAATCCACAGACTTTCAAATAATCGGCCATTGTTATTTTTATTTGACTGAATGTTTGATTTATACAAACAGGATCGCTGTTGAAACCGAAATACAAATCGGTGAAAATAATCGGGAAACAGAATATAATGACACACCATTGACAATAACGTATCATGATTTTTTGTAATTTTGTATTATCTTCTGGTCTAACTTGAGGTTTTACTAGAATGCTGCGTATATCTGTGTAATCTATTGGGACAGCAATCGGCAATTGCTTTGCTGTCTCTTGCTTTGCTGTCTCTTGCTTTGCTGTCTCTTGCTTTGCTGTCTCTTGCTTTGCTGTCTCTTGCTTTGCTGACCCAGTCTCAATATCATTATTATCATATAATGTTGTCATTTATTCGTTCTTTTTGTTCGCAATAGAAGTAGGCGTAATAAACATTTCAATTTTTTATCCAAATGTGTGTATAGATTATGTGGGTGTTATGCATGTGTGTGTTTAATATAAAAATCGGTTATCTGGTTAGTATCAGGTGATTTAATTTCTTCATTTGGTAATTTATATGGAAGCATCTTTAGTTTATTACATGTGTAAATAAAACTCAATTCATCTTGAGTAGTGTATTTCAATGTTTGTAGATAATATAAATCCAAAAAACGACTAATTTGTTCATCCTTATTCAAATACGCAATAAAACAAGTAATAAATGGCTTCATATTTACTAGATTAATATCTTCTTCTATATAAGTTTTATAGTGCTTTATGACATCTTGGAATGGTTGTTTTTGATTGGCCCAAAATGTGCTATTATACCGCACCATTTTACTAGTAAAAACTATTGTTTCTGGCATAGTTATTTGTTCCGAATGTTCAAACGCAATAAATTTATTTGTTGATATATTTTTTATTACCCAACTACTTACATTATTATTAGTTATTTCAATAGTTCCATCTATCCAAACTACAATATCATAATTTTTCAATCTGGGAATATTTTGAAATGCTAGTTTATAATATTTTGCTATATTGAATGAATGCTCATTATTAATTAATGAATTAATATAATTACCATTATCTATGGGTGATTCATTTAATGTGTGATATGGTGTTGTATCAATAGCCCATTCATTAGTTATAATATTTGGATTATCTGTAAAACATATAAAATCAGTGAGAATAGATTGTTCTACGAATTTTTTGCAGCACGATTCATAATTGCCGTAAATAGCAGTAATGAAACAGATTTTAGGTGTTGTCATCGTCGAATAATATAGTATTCGTTTTATTATTTAAATCGTTATTTTCGTCTATTATAATTGGGTTATTTTGATTTTTTTGATTTTTTTGATTTTTTTGATTTTTTTTGGTAATAAAAAAATATCGTTTGAATTTCTTAACACCATCTTTTGTATACCCATCGCTTTTTCGAATAGGTTTCATTTGAAATCCATAGACATTCAATATTTGTCTAACTAGATTCAACAACGGCCATTTTTGATTAGTTTCAGCTGGTTTTTGAAGACTTGTGAGGGAAGAAGAACTCAATATTGATTTCAATTCTGGAATAGTTGATTTAATAGAATTATAAATAGATGATGTTGATGATTCGTCTATAAATGATTCTCTAGGTATAAGTGTTTCAATTATCGTATTTTCATTTTCAAATTGAATACCGCTTTTTGTTAATATATCTCGGCTGATTTTGTCCATATTTTATTAAATTATCTTATAGAAAATATATATTTTTTTATATATTTTTTATACGCATACATATATTAAGAAATGTGCTGGAATAAAGACATATCACTAAATACATTTTTATTTAGTATGTTCGTATTACTACTAATTATTTACAACAATAAGTATACCAAATATAAAATTCAAGAATTGAACAATTTTTGGATATACATGTTTTTCATTTCATTTATTTTTATTCAATTAGTGGAGTATTTTATTTGGTCAAACATAAAAAATCCTTACTATAACAATGTTTTTTCGATTGTAGCGCAACTTATATTACTTGTTCAACCAATCGTATCTCTCATGTTATTGAACGATTATACTATTAGAAAATGGATGCTTTCAATTTATCTATTAGGAATGATTCCATTCGCCATTTATCAATTCTGTACTATACATTTATATTCATCTGTAACGCAGGACGGACATCTAAAATGGCATTTATTTGCGCCAAATACACCCATTGTATTTTTCATTTGGCTATTTTTCTTTTTATTCAGTATATTCTATAACGGAAATTATTTTGGGTTTTTATTTGGTCTTATTACATTGATAATAACAACGTATAATTATTCGCAAGATCAAAGTGTAAGTTCAATGTGGTGTTGGATAGTCAATTCAGTAATGATTTATTATGCTGCGTATTTAATACTCTATTTACCTTTTTGTGAAAAAAAGAAATTATGTTGAAATTATGTTGAATTTATTATTATGATGAAATTATTATAGCAAACCAAAAGCAGGAATAGTAAATGTCTCTCCCGATTTAACATATTTCGCGATAATATTCGGGTTGATTTTATTATTCACGATATCTTCGGCCTGATAAACATTACCTGTTTTGTCAATATAATAAATGATGCCTTGAATATCTTGTGCCCATACTTCAATCTTTTGTGTAGTTTGTTTAACCTCGTTTTGATCATCAATAATCCCATGTGGCGTGCCCTTCATATGTGTTCCGCAATACTCGCCCTTATCATCTTTTCTTCTACGGGTACATTGTTCACCATTTGCTCGTTTCGCACAACATCTATCAAAATGTGGAACCACATTCTTGACTCGCTTTCGTTTCATAAAATCGTCTTTTGACAAAGTTAATCGATCATAATCGAAAATATATTGAATAAGATGATTCATCTGTTCATTTTTAATACCTAGTTCTTCTGACTTCTCTTTTATGTTGTTTTTAAATGTGCTAATATATTGTTCTAATTGTTTATTGATTCTGCGCTCCATTGTCTTGTCTTGTCTTTAAATATATAAATGTATTAATTATTATATCAATTTTTTATATATATTTAAATCGGGCTTAAACCTTTACCTTTAGTGGTCCTTTGGTAACTTTTTTGATATATCATTATCTAAAAGGTGATTTTTTACGCTTTTGAATACATCGTGGAAATGTCTAGTTTGTTTTTTTCACTCTAGGTTTATAGACACGTTTCTTTTTTGGTTCTTCTATGACTGAATTGTTTTCAGTTATTGCCGACATATCATCAGATTTTTGTTCTTCTTCTTGTTTTTCTTCCTGGGTTTCTTCCTGGGGTTTTTCCTCGGGTTTTCCCGGTATTTCTTCTAATTCAATAATGGGATTTTCCGGTGTTTCTTCTAATTCGATAACGGAAGCAAGAGGTTCTACAACAGACTCCTCCATTTTTACAGGTATAGGTTCATCAACTTTATTACACATTTCGGTGTTTGAAATGGAAACAGGTGTAAATATTGACATTACCACATTTTCATTATTAGTAGAATTATCGTCCGTATCACTAGAATGTGATTTAGGCGACGAGACTTCATTAGTAATACTATTCTTCAATTCTTTTAATAATCTATCATCTATTTTTTCATTCGTAATATCGGAAATTAAACTTTTGCGTTTAGTCTGTTTATCTTGTGTAGAATCTTCGAATTTAATGTCGTTACTAATTTGCCCCGCCATGAGTTGTAATTTAGTAGCAAATCGTTTCAAATATTTGTTATGTAATTTGTGGAAAAATTCCATATAAGTAATAAAAAGTAGCAATTTTTCTTTCATTACTACTATATTGAAATTAAAGGTATTGACAAAATTATCAATGTTAAGACCAGTATTATTTTTCATTTTATATGCTGACAATTCATTTCCTTTATTCGATACGTAATTATCTATAGAAAGTAGAAGAATAATTATAATTTCGTGTATATTTTGAATAATGGCGAAATCATATTGTTTAAATGGTTCTAAATCTTTGTATGTGGGGTAATTGTTATTTACCTTTATTAAATCCAATAATTTTTTGTCAGTAATTGTCTCTAATATGTATTCAATAATTAATTTATATAATTTGAAATATTCACAATACATTCGATTAGTAATCGCGTAAAACATTCGTTTCATATCATCGTATTCGATATCAATAAGTTTTCCTTGAAAATGGAATGAATCTAATCCAAAAACAAAAATGGTTTGTTTATTACTTTGAATAAATTCTGCGTATATTTCTTTCAACTTATTTATTTTTTGAAACAATATATCAAGAGTTTTTATATTATCTTCTTTTAAATCCACTATATGTTTAAAATCCGCTTTAATTTGGTTTAATCTAGTATCCATAATATAAATTATAAAATATATTATTTTTACAACTTAACCTACAATCTACTATAAATGGCACATCGTTGCGTTATGTATGATATTATTTTTATTCGATACCAGATATGGTGTCAAATAAAAACGAGTATCTCTCGAGAAACCCGCAGGATTTTCTTGGGGTTATAAAGATTAAATTTGGTAAAACTTTTTTTATGCGTATTTTATATGGTCGACGCATTAGAAGATAATAACAACGATACTAAATTGACTGATATGATAAATAATGATGTTGAATGGACAATAGAACATGAAAATATTCTCATTGAATGGGCTGATAAAGCGATGTGTTATAGATGGTTACATTCAAAAGCGAATTCAATGTATGCGCATTTGAATGCGTGGTATACGATTCCTGTTATTATTATTTCTACACTGACTGGAACCGCGAATTTCGCCCAAGAACGCGTGCCTATAAATTACCAGAACTACTTTGTAATGATTGTGGGCGGGTTTAATATTTTAGCAGGTATAATTACTACTATTCAGCAATTTTTGAAAGTAACACAATTAAGTGAAGCTCATCGTGTGAGTAGTATTGCGTGGGATAAATTTTATAGAAATGTTAAAATTGAATTGGCTAAACATCCTTCCGAGAGAATGCCAGTCTCTCAAATGATAAAATTATCTAAAGAAGAATTTGATCGATTGATGGAAACGAGTCCAGTTATTCCTGATAAAACCATTAAAGCGTTCAAAGATGCGTTCAAAAATTCTGGCGATTTTTCTAAAATAGTCAAACCGGAAATATGTGATGTTTTAGTGTCTACCGATATGTATAGAAACCCTTGGTTTAATGATGAAAATAAAGAGAAAAAGATGAAAGAAATGGTTGCTTTACAAGTGTCAAAAGATAATAAACTGAAAATTTTTAATGAGACTAATACTAATATCGTTAAAGATTTCAAAAAGACGTTTTTTGATTTGAATAATCGTGAGCCGTTGGATAGCGAAATTGTTGATAACTTGAAAGATAAAATAGAATTGTCTATTTTAACAAAGATTATTGATTCGCTGAGAGAACCACTTAACATGGTTATTCCTGAAGATAGTGGTGATAATGATGAGAACGTATAAAATTATTTTTTTAGATTTTATTTCTTATTTCTTATTTCTTATATTTTTTACCACCAATCATATTGATGCCTTGTGTGTTCCCATTAATCTCTTCTGTTATTCGAATAGCTTCCGCTAATCTAGGTGCGTATGTATTGTCAATTGCGGTGGCAGAAATACTAGCAACATTAGAAACACCTAACACTAAATGAGGATATGCGGCAGGCAACACTAATACCGATAGCAATAAAAATAAATAAAATCCCAAGTAAACTCCATATACGTCTGAACCTACTTCATAGAAATTAAGTATTTGAACAATTATATAAAAAAATATAAGTGTAAAACCAATTATTGTAATTATTTTACCTGTTCCCATTTATATAATTATTTAGAAATAAAAACTTACTTTATACCCCTTGAACATCTTTAATGACAAAACTTGACAATGGTATTTCGCATTCATGATCTTTAATCACCCATATTGGTGCCTTATCGTATAAATCGCCATTATCTAATTCCAATTTGCCTATATATACACTATCATAAGATTCGGTCCATAAAGCATCCCTATCTGAAAATCGAATTGTATTTCTTGCTTCAATATAATCTGCTGATTCTGTATCCATCAATAACATATTCTGGGTAATTTGTGATTTATCTGGACTATCATCTGTATGATTGAACGGCACCTTCATATTTCTGGTAAATATAGCTAAACGAATGATAGCGCCATCAGTGTCGGTGTTTTGTTCTATAGCATTTTTATAATCCGTGAAATAATAATAGGGGCCTAGAAGCGCAGTAGGACTAGACGATGGAGAAACACCAAAAGTAAGTTTGAAATCTATCATTTTTCTAGGACAATTCGAATAAACGACTATTGGACTTTCAATATAAAAATCGTCGTTATCGGTTAAATACATAAATTCATTGTTGTTTATAAAAAAATCACGAGCACAAGGATCGACTGGAAAATTGGCCACGAATTTGTGATTCACTATTTCATCAATCAATACTAAATACAAATCGTTGGCCTTGTATAATTTGTGCGAATCGATTTTATATTCTGATAAATCGAAAAATAAATACAAATTGGTTCTATTTCCGGTTTTTGTATTTGTAAATCCCTTATAATTGTATTTTCTTTCGAACTGCTTTTTAGGTGCGGTGTAACATAAAAAAATGATATCTACTACATTTTGACATAATTCCATAATATTCATTCCCTGGAGATAAGTAAAGCTGTGGAATCGTATCATATTTGGAAAATAATCATGATCGTCGCTATATTTTTGCATAACGTATTGTAAGAATGGATATTTCGCAGAATTGTTTATCATATAAGGACAAATATGGATAGTAACTTCATCCAAGTCATATGCTTCTATGTAATTTTCAATATTCGTGTCAATTAATTCGTTAATGGCTTCATATGTTCCATTAGATTTGCTACTTGGGTTGCCATTATTATGTTCTTCAATATATTGAAATAAACTTCCTTTTTGCTCATCGTATAATTCATTCATTCTTTCTCTCAACTCATTGTATAATTTTTCGGTTTCAGTATCAGAATCATCTATATCGTCGTCTAAGTCGTTATCGTCATCGTCCATTATATTTCTACTATCATTGTCTATATATTTTGGTCTTGATAACATATTGATTTATAGAAAAAAGTGTTTATATTATTTATTTCTTGTATTATTATTTCTTGTATTATTATTTCTTGTATTATTATTTATTGTATTATTATTTCTTGTATTATTATTTGTCCATTTTTCTCACCACAGATTCTTTAACTTGTTCTTCCCTATTTTCTAATATAAATTTACTGACTTCTTCCGCTAATGTTGGGTTAGCTTTATAATAATTTTGAAGAGCAATAATTAATGATTTCGCATTTAATGGCTTTTTGGATGTGGTTTTTTTGTATATAATAGAACCGCCATTAATATCAAAACAATCAATACTATTTGTTTTCATAGTAGACATAAGAGCATTCGATAACGACTTCTTTTTATTTCTTCTTACTTTAATTTCTTTTTGTAAAGAAGCAATTTCATTGTCATTTTTAATCCATTCTTTAATATTTGCTACCAGTTGATCCTTTGTCTCCATTATAATTAATTACAATATAATTTTTATATTGTTGTTAATATATTTATTATATTTTCTCGCCAATTGATTCGACAACAGGCATATGTTTATTCAACAAATTATGATGTCTTAAGCACATATTGTTTGTGTGGATTTTTAAACAACAACACTGAGCTCCTTTATTCTTTCCACTCGTTAAAATTTGTTGACAGCCAGGTAGTGCTACTACTGCTAGTCCTAAGTCTACTTTTATTTTTTCAATTGAATTTATTTTATTCTGTTTGAGTAGTTGTTTTTGTTTTATTGCTTCTTCCTTTGCTAATAATTTTTCCTCGGCCAATTTTTGTTTGGCTAGCATCATTTTTTGTTTAATATCCATTTTTTCTTTCAGTTTAATTTCTTTGATTAATGCGACTTTACCTAGATATCTATGACCTATACAATATAATTTTTCACCGACTAAGGTGACCTTTGTATTTGAACAAGGAATTAATTGATCGCCTGATTTATATTTATAACAACATTCTCCTACCAAATAGGGAGAAATAGAAGGATCTGAAAGTGAATTTAGTATATTTGCGGTTTCACTAAAATAATTAACTCCGTGAATTTGTTTAACATTCATATTTTCATAATAAGGTAGTAGTGTGGTTTGAACATGTCTACAATAAGGACATCTAATTTCGGTAGATTTTAACATTTTTCTTTCCATAGAATTATATTTCTTCTTATGATTACAAATATCATTAAAAAGAGGAATATAGTTGAACGTATGTTTACATTCCATAGTGACAAAATTTTCTGTCAAAGGTAATCCTGTAATTAAACATACACTATTACTATCTTTATTAGGCGATTCGTCTAATGATTTATATAGTTCATCATAAAAATTAATTCCACCTTCAATTATATAAGACATATATTTAATATATGGATTTAATCTTTATATTTTTTATATAATATAGATATATTAGATGTCAACGAGTAAATGGGGACCTCCAACATGGACGTTGTTTCATATCCTCGCAGAAAAAATGAATCCAGACAATTTTAACCAATTATTTCCTTCTTTGATAACATTCATTAGAAGAATATGTTCTGCTTTACCATGCCCGGATTGTTCAGAACATGCTAGTCGTTTTTTATCGCAAATAAATTATTCTACTATTAAAAATAAAGATGATTTAAAGGGAATGCTTTATATTTTTCATAATTTGGTCAATAAACGAAAAAATAAGGGCTTATATCAATTTTCTAATTTAGCAACATATGCTAATGGAAATACAATTAATGCTTTTAATAATTTTGTTGCGGTTTACCAAACAAGAGGAAATATGAAGTTGCTTGCTGAAAGTTTTCAAAGGAAGCTTATCATGGCCGATTTTAAAAAATGGTTAATGGCAAATATACGATATTTTTTATAAGGGATTTGCGTTTTCATATCGTTATGAAAACTTTGATAGTATTCATTTTGCTTATCGTGAGAAATGTGTTGTATATATTTCAGTTGACGATTTATAGAATGGTAAAGTAGGCCTTGTATAGTAGGCCTTGTATAGTAGGTGTGTAAAAAAATTGAAATACTTTTTTAACTTTATATCTAAGACAACTAGAGAACCAAACAAATCAATTGTTCAAGAATGTCGCGTGGTGTTGATCGTATTATCAGTGAGAGGCAAAAGGCTCTATTACAAATAGAGACAATGAAGTTGGAACTTCAAACTAGTAATGAAGAACTTGAATTTGCAAAAGAAGATCTTAAAACGACCAAACAAAAACTTCGATTAGTCACAGAAAGACTTAATAAAAGTAATGACGAACTTAAAAAAATTAAAGAAATACATATTGTAGCTATAGAGGACATTAAAAAAACAAATGATATGGTGACGTTGTTGTCGTCATCGCTCAAAAAATATAAAGAAACGGAAACAGCATATATGAATGAATTCAAAAAAAATAAAGAAGATAAAAAAATGCTCTTGAAAGAGATACATGAAATCATGAATGAAAACAACAATTTTGCGGATGTCTTGCGTGACGCAAAGCAGACTATTTCCGATTTGCGATGTGAATTGATTTACCAGAAAGATAATGAGAGCATGCTACAAGATCCAATGTATCAATTGTTGAAATTTTGCCGGTCTTCTTACGCGGATATTCATAAATTGAAAGACGAACAATCGCATTTGGATTTGCCTACTACTTTAGTTAACTTAGAAAAAGAAATACGACAAATGAAGCAGATAGTCGCGAGTCCTAACAATAATTGGGACAAAACGTGGAACAACAAAACGCTGGACGAGATGTATGATGCGCGCGATAAACTGGTTCACAAATTGTCGCAATTTGTTGTTAAACGAAAACTGAAAGTGTTGAAGGAAGATGAGAGAGAAATAGCCTCGTCATGGGATAAGGTTATTACTCAAGATTTTGAAAGCGCCAAGAAGTTGTTGGTTGAAGACCCAACTGAAAAAGTGAACCAAGAATGGGCCAAATATTACGAAAAAAGAATGTTAAAACATAGAATCAAGATTGAGATTTATGAGTTGGAGAATAGTATAGTAGATTTGAGGCCAGAGGAGAAGACGGACCAGCTTACATTTGAGTATAAAAGGCAAGAATGGCAGAATAAAATGAAAGAGTTTACAAGATTGAATAGCTGTTCTTTAGTTACATATTCGCCGTCAGCTGAGCTTCAGGCGCTTTTACCTGATGAGGCGGAAATAAAAATACTAGATTAGGCTAAAGAGTGTTATGTTAGATAGAGAATTGTATTTGCTTTGTTTTGTTTTGTTTTGTTTTGCTTGTTTCCTAAATTATTTCCTAACTATATTTTTTTCTAATTCCTTTTACTTTTAGTTATTTTCTACTTCTAGTTATTTTCTACTTCTAGTTATTTTTCTATTTTTACTTTGTTTTCTACCTTTGGTCATTTTTCTACCTTTGGTCATTTTTCTACCTTTGGTCATTTTTCTACTTCTAGTTTGTTTTCTTCTTTTTCCACCAACCATTTTTAGTTTGCTTAAATATCTTGCAACATTTTGGTCGGTATTAAGCTTTTGGTTAAATTCATCCACACTATTTGCTTGTCTAACTATAGTATCTGCTATATATTTTACACGCGAGTATGCTTGATTATAATCTGGACCAAATGTGGAACCTTGTGTAGCTCTATCTACTATTGCTTGAAAAACCTGTCTTATCCTATCTACATATAATTGATTTGAACAAATTTGACTAGCACAATTATAAAATATAACATTTACCGCAGCAACTAATTGTTCATTTGAAGTAATAGAACCATATCCTCCTTCTGTTACGCAACTAGATACAATCTCCAATATCATATTCAACTCATCTTCCGTTATATTCGTATATGAATTATTTAATAGTGTAGTAACATTGGATAGTTTTTCAGACAATTGGGAAGAAGATGAAGAAGAAGAAGAAGAACTTCTTGACGACGAGGATGATGGTGTTGACTTAAATCTAGTAGCTACTATTGCGCCTGCTCCACCTCCTACCTTTTTAGGAAATTTATTTGTAATACTATTAAAATAACTTATTGGTTCCACAGATATTTTATTCAAGAATAATGGTAGTGCTTCTCTTAGTTTAGTTTGGTTATCTACAGAACTAGCATAAGGTTTAAGCGCAATAATAAATTTCTCGAGTATTTGCGCACATACAGCCTTCATTTTAAAGTTTTCTAGACAAATTGTGGGATCCATATAATATATGTTTATTTTTTATTTTATTTGGTAGTGCTTCCAATTAATTCACCATTTTTGTATACTGCGCATTTAAATGTTTGTTTTTTAGGCATCGAACAAGTTACATTATTACTCGATATTTCATTAAAAAATAAGTATTTAGATGATCCACCAGCGTATAATAACAAAGGAATAGTGACGCCTAACGCGCCGCCAAAAAGCACATTTAAAAGTATATCTTTAAAATTGGTGATACATTTTTCAGTATAACGGATACCTATATCCACGAAAAAATAAGATAATAGACCACCAAAAACCCAGTAATTGACATCTTTATTAAAAAACATGGGTAAACAAATATACATTATTGAAAATGCTAAAACAAAAATACTAAATCCAGAATTTCCATTAGGGCTATATTCAATCGATGTACAAATTGTGTTGTCAGTTATAAATGAATCTATGCCAAACATAATTAGTGTAAATTCGCGCAGACATGAAACCGCAATTAAAAACCCCAAATAAATAAACCCTTTAAAATTTTGAAAAATAAAAGACATGCTTAATCCACCTAATCCCACTATTATTGGTGAATAGAAGGTAAGGAATGTGAGTAAATTGATAGGTTTTATAATATTGAGTGGTTCTGTTGCTGACATATATATAATAATAAGCAATATTATTATTATATTTTGTGTTGTCTGTATTATTTGGTATTTTGTTTGTATTATTCCATTGTCAATGAAAATACATCACTGATATGCGATACAGCATTAAATGCTATACCTTTGACTAAATCAGTGTTCTGATATTTTTCCATAAAAGAGTCGTAATCTTTCTTGTTTTCTGTTGGATAGATAAAACTGGTTACGCCCGCTTTAATACCACCTAAAAATTTCAAATCTAGACCGCCTATTTCTGTAATATTCCCATCCAACGATATTTCTCCCGTCATTGCAATATTATGTTTAATTTTAACACCATTCAATAAACTATAAATTGCGGAGGTAATAGCACCGCCAGCAGATGGACCATCTTTTGGCACTGCGCCTTCCGGGCAATGAATATGTATCCCGTATTTCTGCTCTTTATTATATTTCTCTCTAATTTCATATTGAACATCTATTTTTGACAATGTCCAAGCCAATGTGAGAGCAACATTCATCGATTCTTTCATAACATCACCTTGCATACCTGTCAATTTCAATTCCAGAAATTTATCACATGGATAAAACATTACTTGAATTGGAATAACACCTCCTTTGCCCATTGAATTTGCCCATAACCCATTGATAATCCCTACTGAACTATTGGTCGGGATTTTCTTATTTTTGATTTCGTGTTTATCCTTAAAATATTTCGTTTTAATATCGTCGATAGTGATTTTAATCGGGTAATCATAGCTATAATTTTTATTCTTTAATATATCGATGTTTATTTCACCCACTATTTCAAAAAGGATTTCTTTGAGTTTTCTTACACCTGCCTCTGAAGTAAAATTTTCAATTATAAATTTAAGAACATCGTCATCAAAATGAATCATTTCAGATAATCCCATTTTCTTATATATATCTGGAAGCATATGTGTTTTAGATATTACCAATTTATCTTCTAGAGAGAGATTATTGAATTTAATTCGGTGTATCCTATCCAGTAAAATTTTGTCTATTGAGTCAACATCGTTATATGATAGAATAAAAAGGGCTTTTGATAAATCGAGATCAACTCCCGTAAAATATTTATCTTGAAAACAATCGTTTTGTGTCGGGTCTAATAAATGGGTTAATATTCCCACGATTTCTCTCCCATGTTCTGTTTTACTAATCTTATCCAATTCATCAATAAAAATAATCGGATTCATACATTTTTTATCAATCAATATTTGAACAATACTGCCCCAAGTAGAACCGACATATGTGTAATTATGTCCGTGTAATGTGCTGCCATTACTATCGCCGCCCATAGCGATCATAGCAAAAGGGCGGCTATTTCCTTGTTCATCTTTCAGACAATTCGACAAACCCCGTTTTGCTAACGATGTTTTGCCGACACCAGGAGGGCCTTCGAACCCGAAACAATATCCGTCCTGTTCGCCGTTTATCCACTGACAAATAATTCGTTCAACTTGTTTCTTTGCCTTATCATGCCCATAAACGGCTTCATCTAATATGGTTTTCACGTTGTGAATATATTCGGTGATTTCGGTAAAATTTTTCTCTATTTTATCGATTTTCTCTAATGCTAGTGGATTTTGAATAGGTTGTGGTGTTTTTTGTTTTTCTACTGCTAGTTCTTTATGATCGGGATTTAAACATTTGGTTAAATCAGGTATTATGGACTTATATGAAGTGAAACATAAATCTAAAAAATCCGAAATATCTTTTTGTAATACAGGAATGGTTTTTTTAGAATGTGAAATTTTATTCAATCCTTTTATTTTTTTTGGAACAATTATTGCGTTTATTTTTTTAATAGTCTCTTTTAACTGAACCTTGTTATTAATACTTGCTACAGAATACAAAGGGGGTTTATCATTAGGTGTGGTATTTGTCTTTGATCCATTTTTTATCATATGAATATGTTTAACTATTTCTATGCTGGTATAATTGGATTTATTCGGAATGTCTGGTCCTAACATTTTTACTATTTCTGTAAAATAAAATCGATTATTATCCATCAAATTCATAATCGGCTCTTTCGTATAACTATTAAACGGAATTTTTAATAGTCCATCCAAATATTGCCGTGCTTTTGATCCTGAATCTTCAGATTTGGCTTTAATTTCTTTCAATTTAATCATCGCCTTTTCTTTAACTGAATCCGGTACTTTCAATAAACAAATTTGTTGCTCAAGCGGTATTTTATTAATATCGAAATTGGATAATTCATTGGTATATTGAATCGTTTTTTTCATGGCTTCACGAAAGCTTTGTTTTATGGTCCAAGGTAAACTATCAAATAAAATAACTTGTTCTTGAGTATCTATTGAACCATTTGTATCATTGGAAAGAATATCGTATAACAGATAAGCCATATATTTGTTTTCATAATTATCTGAATTTATCAATAATTGGATTAATGTATTTCTTTTCAAAAATAATTCGGCATTTATAAACTCTTTAACCACATGAGATAATGTTTTTTGTTTAAATATTTTATGTTGTGCCAAATATCCAATGTATTTATTATATACTTCCAAGTGCGTATTTACCAAATAATCTTTTAATGTCAATGAATTAACATATTTGTCAAATATATCGTTATTGAATTCCTCTTTATTAGGAACATTTTCTTTTATTTGTTTTTTCTTCAAATTAATGTATTTATTATTTAAAAAACCGATAATAATATCGTCTACTATACCATAAATAATTAGATTTGTTTTCATATTATTTCCAAAAATGTTCAACTTGATTCCATATACTTTCAAATGGAATTGTTTGGAATATAAAGAAATATCACTGGTATCCATATTTTGATTTTGATTTTTTTCTGATGAGAATTCGTCGTCTGGTTTTTGGATTTTGTTTTGTGATGATTCATCATCTACATGATGCTTTGTATTATTTTTACTTATAACTAGATTGATGTTATTTTTTTCTTTTTTACCTTTACTCACTTCTTCTTTAATAAATTCTTCTTTATCTTTATCTTTATCCTTTTCCTTATCTTTATCCTTATCTTTATCCTTATCTTTATCTTTATCCTTCTCTTTATCCTTCTCCTTATCTTTATCCTTTTCCTTATCCTTTTCCTTATCTTTATTAATGTTAGCAATTTTATAATTAGTAGGATGAAAATATTTTTTTAATAAGTTGTATTTTAAATGTTCTTCTTCATTGGTTATCGAAACATTATTATTTCCAAAACAAATGAGTAATAGATCTTCCAAAGATTCTGTGCCATATATTTTTAATAGTCCACTTAACTCATTAATAATGGTTTGTAGATTATGAATAACTATATCTGCGGTATTTTCATTCATGGTTTCAACTAGTTTTATGATCTTATCGCTCAATATATGTAGCGCGTTTATACAGCTATTTACGTCAGTTGTTCCTAAAATGTCGAGCATTTTATTTTTTTGGACATGTAAAATGGTTTTTTGTATAACATCTTGGAAAAAATCCAACTTTTTCTCCACTAAATTAACTACATCAGATGGGTGATTGATATGGGTAATTAGTTTATCCTTTTTGGATACGTCTATTTTTTCATTCATTTACTACTATCTATTATGTCTATATATTTATATATATAATATATTGTTTATGTTTATATAATATATTATATAATATAATTAAAAATTTAGTAGACAGACTAACTATGCTCACTATATATTATATACATAATCATATTAAATACAAAGTAAGAAATATAGTAAATGGGCATTCCAAGTTATTTTTCATATATAGTCAAAAATCATGCGAATATTATTAAAAAGTTGGTCAAAAATACTATGAAAATAAATAATCTTTATTTGGATAGTAATTCTATTATTTATGATGCTATTCGCAATATTACAGGTGCACCAACCAATAAAATTATTATTAATAATGTTATTAGTAAAATCGAGGAATATATTGGGCTTATTTCGCCAGATAATACCATTTTTATTGCGTTTGATGGTGTAGCGCCTATTGCGAAATTAGAGCAGCAGCGCAATCGTCGCTATAAATCGTGGTATCAAACCGAGATTTCCAAAGCGATTTTTAAGAAGAGTGGTCCACAGAATAATTGGGATACAACAGCAATTACGCCTGGAACAGAATTTATGATTGAATTGAACCAGGTGATTCGTGATCATTTTACGGCTGCTTCTGCATTAGCAAAATACTCCGTATCAAATATTATTGTTTCTACCAGTGATGATGCGGGTGAAGGCGAGCATAAGATTTTCGAATATATTCGAATGAATCCTATAATGCATTCTGAACAGACAAGTGTTATTTATGGTCTAGACGCCGATTTAATCATGCTGTCGATCAATCACTTGCCTATCAGTAACCAGATTTTTTTGTTCAGAGAAACGCCGGAATTTATTAAATCGATTGATAATTCGCTTGAACCGAATGAAACCTATTTGTTAGATATTCCTCTGTTAGCACATATTATTACTTTGGACATGAATAATGGGGTTGAATTGACGACGACGCAACAGAAAAATCGTATTTATGATTATATTTTCTTGTGTTTTTTCTTGGGGAACGATTTTATGCCGCATTTTCCTGCCGTCAATATTCGCACTGGAGGCGTGGATAAAATGTTGGGCGCATATAAAGCCACTATTGGAAAAACCAGTAGCGAGAATTTGACGGATGGAAAACAGATTTATTGGAAAAATGTGCGTAAAATGGTCGCATTCTTGGCAGAGGCAGAAGAAGATTATATTAAGACTGAGATGAAATCGCGCGATAAGAGAGAACGATTCAATTATCCGGTAGAAACCGCAGAACAGAAATATATGAAGTTCGAGGCGATCCCTACATATGAGCGCGAATTGGAGAAATATATTAATCCGTTCAAACCTCGATGGCAAGAAAGATATTATAAATGTTTGTTCAAAGTAGATATGAATGAGGACAGATGTAAACAGATTTCCATTAATTATCTCCAAGGGTTAGAATGGACAATGCGATATTATACTGGCGGTTGTGCGGATTGGAGATGGTGTTACCATTACAATTATCCACCTCTTCTACAAGACTTGATTAAATATATTCCTTATTTTGAAACCACGTTTATCAAAGAAAATTCTTTTGTCGCAGTATCGCCGTTAGTTCAATTGAGTTATGTTCTGCCTCGCCAAAGCTTGCGATTTTTACCTGATCCGTTATATAAAAAGCTGACGGAAGAATATTCGCACTGGTATCCTACAGATTGCGAATTCGTCTGGGCTTTTTCCAAATATTTTTGGGAATCGCATGTTGAATTGCCAGAATTGGATATTGTGGAAATTGAACGGGTTGTAGAGGAATTACTCGATTAGTTTCATTTGTGAATACTCCTTCATATATCGTTTGCTACATGATTCAACTAATAAACCATTAGCATAAACACCATAGTTTTTATAGTAATTGTCATGATCTAATGCTAAATGATAGATAACAAAATGACCTTCTTTATTGTAAATTTGTGCTCGAGGGTCGACACAAGCAGGTAATCTATATTTTTGCTCGGTTACATAAATAGTGCCACCCAATACATCTTGTGCTTTACTCCGTTGTTCATCATCCTTGAAATTGTCCACTAAAATAGAATGGCATCCAGTAATTACTAAATCTTCAGTTATTTCCGGGTATTGATCTTTAGAACACACATATAAACTATCTTTATTTCGTTCATTTGTTACGGAATTATAGATGCTTTTTGAACCAATCATATTTATTGGGACATAGCCATTTTTTGAAGTTTTTATCAAATCCCCTTTTCTTAAATTTTCAATAGGTATATATCCTTTATCTGTCAAGATTTTGGATCCTTCTTTGAAGCAAACAAATGGGTTTGTAGTTGTAACTATAGTAATTGTTAAAGAAGGAAGATTTATTAAACTAGGAGAATCCGGATATAATAAATTATTTCCGCTATTATTTCGTATATTATAATAATTTGTCGTCAGCGTAGGAGTGTTGTATCCTGCGTTATTTAACGCATTTTTTAAATAAGAGGAATTAATATTTACACCTGAAGGTTCGAAAAGGTATATATTAAAAGGAGGAATAAGGCTATTGGTTCTTACCATAAAATTATCGGGAGTCCAGCTACTTACTGGAAGTGCCAATGAATCTAAAATATTCCCAGAAATAATGGACATATTAGAAGCATCGTAAAATGCTTGAACAATATAAGATGGGTCGGCAGGATTTAGATTCGCGCTAAAATAAGCTTCATAAAAAAGTGATGGTGAAGACAAAGTAGTGTCCATAGTAAGATAATACCATGAAGTTGACATGTATAATATAACAGAGTATATATTTTATTGTAACATATTTAACAAATGTATTTCCTAATACTTATTCTCTCTAAGTCTTTGTGTTATAATACAAAAAATAAAATAATTGTAGAAATATAGAAATAATGACATCAAAACAAGTTATTAGTGTATTTCCTAGTCGCGATGCGTTTTTACAATTGTTGAGAGTAAACCCTGGTTTAGTAATAGTCAAATTGGGGGCGACTTGGTGCGGTCCTTGTAAAAAAATAGCACATTTGGTAGATGCGTTTTTTGCTTCAGCCCCGCCTGATGTTATTTGTGCGGATATTGATGTAGATGATAGTATTGATTTGTATGCGCATTTGAAATCGAAAAGGATGGTGAATGGAATACCTGTTATACTTTTATATAAAAGGGGAAATGTATCGTTTATTCCAGATGACAGCATTACCGGGGCTGACCCTGCTGGGTTAGACGCGTTTTTTAAACGTTGTGGGATTCATTTAAATGCTATTCACAAGGCGTATGGGCATATACCTCCAGTGTTGAATAATATTATAGTTGAAAAGGGAAAGTAAAAGAAAGAATAAGAAAGAGAATAAGAAAGAGAATAAGAAAGAGAATAAGAAAGAGAATAAGAAAGAGAATAAGAAAATAAAATAACTTAAATGTATTTTTATACATAAGATATAATGAGTAGATCGTGTGATAATTGTATCTATTGTAATAGCACTAGCACTAGCAGTAGCGATTTAAACATGAAAATAAATACTTACAACACAAAATTACAAGAAATGGTTTCAAGAATACCGAATTCTAACTATATTTTGGAAATGACAAAATGTTGTAGTTATAGCGAATTTTTAACAATTAATAAGGATAAATCTTTGGCTCATTTATACAAAGCAGTCAGCGTTCAATTTCATCAAAAGGTGGATAGTTTATATGTATATAATATTAATAATCCAAATGATAAGTTGATTATTCCATTTGATGCTTGGACGACTATGCGGCAATTTATTTCATCTAATAGTGCGTATTTTAGACCTACGTATCCTCTGCCAGCACAAGTCGTGTATAATATTTGGTATGATGATGGACATTGTCATGATGATGATAGTGAAAATATGATAATTTCTAATTCAGATGTTGTAGGATAATGAGGTATTTATTTAGTGAATTATATAAAATATTACTTTTGTATAATATAATATAATATGGCTCCTAATAATTATATAGTTAAAGATATTATAATTCGTGCGAATAAAAGAGTGATGATATCTAAATTATATGCCAAGGTTGGTAATGCTATTGGAGTGTCTCGGCAGGGAGGGATGAGTGTGGCTCCAAGTTCTTCCTGTTCAACTCGTTTGTGTTATGATTCCTATACCAGAGTTAGTTGTTGTCCTAACACTCCCGGCTGTAATTGTGTATAATTTATCCGGTTGTTATATTTGAAAAATTATATTATTTATTTATATAAAATGTGTGTAGAAAACGTAGATTTAGGTGTTTGTTTATTTCCAACATTTACATTTGAATTATCGAAAGATGAAGAATTATTACATAAAATATATTTATATCAACAAAAACCGAATAAAACTACATATTATGATGTTACGGCATATTTAGTAAAAAAACAGCATGAATACACTACCAGAATGCATAAAATTAGTAGAAATAAAGCAAAGTTGTATATAGCAATCTTAGATTCACATGCGACTACTATGTGGTCAACAACAGCAGATGAAATTATAAAAAATAAATTTCATATATTATTTCAACCAAATAATTATACACCAGGAATAACTCAAGCGAGCACAGTAAGATTATTTGAGTCTGCGCCCTATAAATTAATCGGACATATGTCTGCTAGTCCAGGTGATTATGAAGGCGGCCCTGGTTCTGTATATTTTGGTGTTGCGCAAGAACAACAACAATAAAAGAGTCATGATAGTGGAACTAATAAGTAAATACCGAAATAAATTATTATTTGTCAAATATAAATAATAATGAGCAAGAAAGAAAAGAAAGTCGATTTGAATATAGATAATTATAATTTAGAAGATGTATTAAATCTATTTAAAATCCCGGTAGATTTCGATGAAACGGATTTAAAACGAGCAAAACAAATCGTATTAAAAACACATCCCGATAAATCGCATTTAGATCCTGAATATTTCCGCTTTTATTCAAAAGCTTATAAAATGCTATTCACTATTTGGGAGTTTAGAAAACGCGGTGATGTAAATAAAAACAATAAAAATACCGAATATTCGATAGATGATATTGATAATGGTCTTGACGATGAAAACAAACGGGTGTTATTAGATAATTTTTTCGAAAAAAATGGGAAATTCAAAACAAATGGCGATTTTAATAGATGGTTCAACAAAGAATTCGATAAAAATAAAATACAAAACGAGGCGGAACAAAAGGGGTACGAAAACTGGTTAAGGTCTGACGAAGATGAGGCGAATACAAACATGGGCAATATTTCAATGGCAACAATGTCAGAAGAATTTGAAAAGAAAAAATCTCAAATGAGAGCAATAGCAAAGAGAGAAGAAATTATGGAATTGAATAGTGGTAGAGGGCAGGCGTGCGATCTCTCTACAGATGCTCCAGGTTCATTCAATTCGGATATGTTTAGTAGTTTACCTTACCAAGATTTACATCAAGCGCATACTGAATCGGTTATTCCTGTAACCCATGAAGATTTTGAAAATAGACAGCAATTCAAAAACGTTAATGAATTTGTTAGTTATAGGGATAAACAAGATACCAGACCATTGTCTGAAACACAAGCAATGGAATATTTGAATAATAGGAATAAGAAGGATGAAGAAATGGCGGTTAGTCGTGCTTATCAGTTGGCGAAACAAACCGAGTTGGCAAAACAAAAAAACAGCGAGTTCTGGTCTGGATTGTTAATGTTGAAAAAATAGTAAAAAGAAAATATATAATAATATTATATATGTTGTTTCAAACGAAAAATTTAACAAATATTATTTTATTAATAATAGCTTTAGCCGGTGTCGGGTTTTTATATAATCGTTACACCGACAAGTTGGATAGAGAATCAGATACGGAGAATTATAGTGCGATCCATAAATATCTATTGACAGATCCTGATTTAGTAGATACTAAAAATAGAAAACCGATTTTATGGATTCCCGTGAAATATGAATACAATGCACGCAATTGGCTAAGTTTTGGGTCACGCAGTTCAACGAATTTGAACCAACCTTATATGTATTTAACAGTTAAAAGTATCATAAATCAGTGCGACGAATCATTCCATATATGTTTAATTGACGATTCTTCATTTGAAAAATTGATTCCTAATTGGAATATTAATATGAAATCTATTTCAGACCCAGTGTTGGATTACATTAGGCAATTAGGATTAGCCAAGATTTTATATATTTATGGAGGCATTATTTGTCCTCCTTCTTTCTTATGTATGCGTAATTTATCTGAGATGTATAAAATCGGCACCACGAATCATAAGATGTTTATTTGTGAAAATATAGATAGGAATATAACAAGCACGACGAAAGAATTTTACCCGGATACACGATTCATGGGGGCGCAAAAAGAGAACCCAATGGTAGAAAAATTGGTTGAATTTATTCAACGAACAATTTCTACGGATTATACTTCACAAGCCGAATTTTTAGGCGAAATAAATAGATGGACGGAATCAAAAATACAGAAAAATAAAATTAATTTGATTGAAGGCAAGATGATTGGAATAAAGACGATGGATGATACGCCAGTATTGGTTGATAATTTGTTATCTAATCAATATTTGGATTTATATCCGAAACTATATGGAATTTATATTCCCGCGGATGAAATATTGACGCGAGTTCATTATCAATGGTTTGCTCGTTTATCTCCTCGTCAAGTTTTGGAATCTAAAGTCATTATTTGTAAATATATTTTATTGGCAAGTAGTCCGGATGCAAAAATGGGTGTTATCGAGCCGCTTGGAACTATGGCTAGAGATAAACAAGTTGAAAAAGGATGGATTGGATATTATCATACGGATTTAGATGCGCCAGTATGGGGACCACGACCTTTGATGACCAATGATACTGCGCATCCTTTAGCCAATGAACCGGATTTTAATGGATAGATAGGAAAAAAAATCTTGGGATAATATATAGTATGGATTATGATGATGATGATGATGATCCTAAAATGACAGCTTACAGAGCGCGTGAAGCAGCAGAGAACGCAAAAAAAGAATACATACCAGATGGGACAACGGGCAAACAAAAAAGTGAGGAAATTAGGAAAAATATAATGGCACAAAATAGAAAAACAGATTTTAATGCTACTGCTAGTATCTATGGCAATGCCGACTTAGGAGGAAAATCTAGAAGAAGTAGAAGAGGAATAAAATTAAAGATTAGAAAAATAAGAGGTAGCAAATTTAGAAGTAGAAGTAGTAGAAGAATTAGAAGTAGAAGAAGTAGAAGAATTAGAAGAATTAGAAGAATTAGAAGTAGAAGAGGTAGAAGTAGTATGAAGGGAGGGTGTGGCACATGTACAGGTAATGTAAACTCCGCATAATAGTTTGCGTTTTTTTAATAAAATTAACATATTAAATTATTGTAAATATGTTAATTAAATATGGACTAATAAGCAGTAATGTTAATATTATTGATATTACACAAACATGTTATACAAAATTAATTAAAGAAGGAATTATATGTATACCATCAGATGATAATATTAGAGCCAACTATTTTACAGATCCATTATTTAAATTCGTGAAATCAATTTATATTATAGACAACGAAAATCAAATTAAACAATATGACCACACACAAAATATATATATTGATACATTTACTGAAAGTATTTATACAGATAAAGATGAAATACCAAAATTTATAAAGGATATTTATCCGGCTAATATGATTTTAGAAAAAATATCAAAAATACATCAAAATCTTACAATAGATTTCGGCACATTAGATGAAGAATTTCCAGAACAACTAATGGCGGTTAAGTATTTAACAGGAAATGAAAAAGTCTTGGAAATAGGTGGTAATATAGGAAGAAATAGTTTAGTTATAAGTTATATTTTAAATAAAAATAACAATAATAATTTTGTTACGATGGAATGTGATACTGATTCAGCAAATAAATTAATTCATAATAGAGATATAAATAAATTAGATTTTTTTGTTGAAAGCTCGGCACTTTCTAAACGAAAATTGGTTCAAAAGTATTGGGATACAATAGTAAGTGATGAAGATTTAGAGGGATATACTCGCGTAAGCACCATTACTTTTGAGGAATTAACACAAAAATATAATATTGATTTTGATACATTAATTCTGGATTGTGAAGGAGCATTTTATTATATTTTAATAGATATGCCAGAAATATTAACTAATATAAAATTGATTATTATGGAAAATGATTATGTAGACGTAAACCATAAAAATTATGTATCTGATGTATTGAAAAATAATGGGTTTTCTGTAGATTATGAGGAGAAGGGCGGTAATTGGAAATTTTATTATGATAATTTTTATCAAGTATGGAAAAAGTAATTGAGGGGTCTAAAAATAAACGTAATACGCAATTTCATATGTGGATTTATCGTATTTAATTTGCGATGTATATGTAATTTGATTATAATTACATATTTGTCTCAGGATAGTAGTAAAAGTATTATATGTCATTTTACGCTCCAAGTATTTACACTTAGCTTGATGATAATATGGCTTACAACTTTCTAGAAATGTGGGAATGGTTCCATAAAACATCCCTTTTTTGTAAGAAGCATTATTAAATATATAATGCTTTTCATTTTTAGAAGAAGTGTCATTTAATAAAGCAAATAAAACTTCATTTGGAACATGTTTCTTAAATATTTGTAATGACATTCTTATATTACACCTATATAAAATATAAACTCTGAATTACTTTTTTGTTGTATTGATTATTTTATGCTAAAAGATTATTTACCAGATTATTTACCAGATATTTTATAATTGTTGAATCAAATTATTAGTGAATAACGCAAGCTCTATTTCATCTTCATGTATGTTATGAAAAATAGTAATATATTTACACATAATAGGAATTATTTTATATTTTTCATCTTCTGTTAAAATGGGTGTTATTTTTATAAATAAAAAATAATTATCTAGAATATCCATTACTGAATATCCTTTGTCGTAAATAGAATATAATAATTTAATAGCCTCGGCTAAATTTTTATTTTTCAAGTGTCCAGTATATTGACCAAATGTAAAAAAACTAATATTGGTGCATACATTTGTAGCCAGTTCTAGCGTGATTTCCGTATTTAAAAGTTTAAATTTTTCCATATAATTAATCAAAATTTTCGCGGTATTATTACAAATATCCAAAATAAATTTTTCACTATCCGGATGAATATTAATATTCTCGCATGATTTAATTTTATGAATAATTTTGGTCAAATGTTCTTTTTGTAGTGGTTTTATTTTTATAATAGTGAATCGTGATTGTAAACTTTCAATCACTTTCTGAATATTACTACATGATGAAATAAAATGGACATTATGACTATATTTGTCGATGCTATTTCTGAATACTTGTTGACTTTGTTCGTTTATTAAATCCAAATCATCCAAAACAACAAATTTCTTTTTTCCTTTTACAGAAGCGGTTGTTTGGCAAAATGTTTTAACATCATTACGATAATAATTAATGCCCTGTTCTTTCAAACTATTTATATATAGAACATTATCTAAGCAAGCTTTTTCATCATGTGATTTAGTATCGAATTTTTGATAATATTCACGGATCAGTGCATTTAAGATAGATGTTTTTCCGCATCCCATATCTCCAATTAATAATATATTTAGGTTGTTCATACCAATCAGTGTATTTAAAATGTTAATTACATCTTCATCAATTTCAAAATCTTTAAAATAACGAGGTTGATATTTATTGATAAAAAGATTATAATCCATAGGCTTTATAGAAAAATATATATTTATATATTTATATATTTATTCGTAAATAACTATTTAAGCTTATCTCATTCTATATTAATTATTCGTTGAGATGTCAGAAGAAACTCACTATAAAATATTGGATATTCCGGAAACCGCAAATATGGACGAAATAAAAAAAGCATATAGAAAACTTTCTCTCAAATATCATCCTGACAAAAATCCAGGAAAACCCGAAGTCATAGAAATATTTCATAAAATAAACAATGCTTATGAAGTATTAGGTGATCAGAACAAAAAGAATGAGTATGATATGATGCGAAAAAATCCGTTTGCTAATATGATGGGAGGAGGGGGGATGGGAGGGGGAG